TTCTATGGAGATGAATCGAATAGACTCTCTAATAGCAAATCGCGGTGTTTTTTATGACGATCAAGCATGCAACGGCTTTTTCAGCTATTGCGAAAATGAACTAACTCTTACTGATGGAACTCCATTAAATCTTCTCGATACATTTAAATTGTGGGCCGAGCAGATATTTGGCTGGTATTACTTCGTCGAAAGAAGTGTATGGGAACCGGATGCCGATGGTCATGGTGGGCACTATGTTAGGAAGATGATTAAAAAGCGTTTGGTGAACAAGCAGTATTTGATTGTTGGACGAGGCGCTGCGAAATCTATGTATGGATCATGTATTCAAAGTTACTTTTTAAACGTAGACACATCAACGACACACCAAGTAACAACTGCTCCAACAATGAGACAAGCTGACGAGATCTTGTCTCCGATCCGTACTTCGATCACTAGAGCCAGAGGTCCTTTGTTTCAATTTCTAACGGAAGGATCTCTTCAAAACACAACTGGATCCAGAGCCAATCGTCAGAAATTAGCGTCAACAAAAAAGGGAATCGAGAACTTTCTTACGGGATCTCTTTTAGAGATTCGTCCTATGAGTATCGATAAACTTCAGGGTCTACGATGCAAAGTTGCAACGATAGACGAATGGCTTTCGGGTGACATAAGAGAAGATGTGATGGGTCCTCTTGAGCAAAGCGCTTCTAAGCAGGACGACTGGCTTATCGTTGCCATGAGCTCTGAGGGAACGGTTCGTAACTCTGTAGGTGACACGATCAAAATGGAATTAGAGAGTATTCTTCGAGGAGAGTATGTGAATCCTCACGTGTCGATTTGGTATTACAAACTTGACAGTGTTGATGAGGTTGCTGATCCGTCCATGTGGATCAAAGCTAATCCAAATCTTGGCAAAACTGTAACGTATGAGACGTACCAATTGGATGTCGAGAGGGCAGAGCAGGCACCAGCAACCAGAAACGATATACTCGCTAAAAGATTTGGCATTCCCATGGAAGGTTATACGTATTACTTTACATACGCTGAGACTATTCCCCATAGTCACAGAGATTATTGGGAAATGCCATGTGCTCTTGGGTGTGACCTTTCTCAGGGTGATGACTTTTGCGCATTTACGTTCTTGTTTCCTTTATCGGACGGAAGATTCGGAGTTAAAACTAGAAACTATATTTCAGAGCTAACTTTGATGAAACTTCCAGCTGCAGCAAGACAAAAGTATGACGAATTTATGGACGAAGGAAGTCTTATAGTCTTAAACGGAACTATCTTAGACATGATGGAAGTATACGAGGACTTAGATCATCATATTTCAGAAGTTGGATATGACGTCAGGTGCTTTGGTTACGACCCATATAATGCGAAGGGTTTTGTTGAACGATGGGAAGGAGAAAATGGACCTTTCGGCATTGTCAAAGTAATTCAGGGCGCAAGAACTGAGTCTGTTCCATTAGGAGAATTAAAGAAACTATCAGAAGAACGAATGTTGTTATTTGACGAGAAGTTAATGTCTTTTGCTATGGGCAATTGTATTACTCTCGAAGATACTAATGGTAATCGCAAGTTGTATAAGAAACGTAGAGAAGAAAAGATTGATGCTGTGGCAGCCATGATGGACGCTTTCGTGGCATATAAGTTAAATAGGGAGGCTTTTGAATGAATAGCTATTTGTATCACCATGGAATTCTTGGCCAGAAATGGGGCGTAAGACGATTCCAGAACAAAGATGGATCTTACACTTCTGCTGGAAAAAAAAGATATTCGAGCGGATTTGACGCTAAAAAGTATAAAGAAGAGAGAAAAAAGTATTTAATTACAGAAGAGAACAAGAATAAGCTCGGAGCTTCATTAAGGGCTAGGAATGATGCATGGATCATTAAACGTGATTTGCGGCGAGTGGATCGTGCTGCTAATAGGCAAGATAAGATCGAATTGAAGATGAAAGAAAGCAAAGTGGCTGGCAATGCTGCTAAATCGGCCAAGCTTGCTGAAAAATGGATGAACGAACAACGGAAAATCAATGTCGTGGATATTGTATTTAAAAATTTCGACTATGTTTCCGATAAAGCATACAACCGTGATTTATTTGTTGGTGGAACTACTTCTTTATTCGGACTTCCGGGAGCTATTATAGGATCTCTTGCCTACGATGCTTTAGACAAGGCTATTACCGGGGAAAATATGTACACCATTAGTGCTAAGTATGACGTAGAAGCTAGAGAACAAGCTGCGAAGGACTACGAAGAAAAATTCAAGAATAAATAAAGGAGGATGGATCGGATTAGAGAGCTTTATCACCATGGAGTTCTTGGCCAGAAATGGGACGATCCTCATGGCGGTCGTGATGTCGAAATGAATGGGACCACGCAAGTTACAGGGCTTAGAGTAAGGACGATTTACGGCTCTGGCCCTGCAAAGTGGCTGGAAGTCGGTTACACATATGTCGCCCAATGGTATGAATAAGAAGCATAGGAGGACTTATATTTATGGCAGATAACAAATATGGACTTGAGCCCGAAGAATGGGCGGATCTCAAAACGAATTTCCCGGAATACTACAAAAACATTGTCATCGAGAATCAGCAGAGCGGAGGTTCTAACGGACAGTTTGCCAAAGTAAAAGATTTAAATTTTAAAGGTGCAGTAACAAGAGAAGATAGTAATTATTTAATTCCCTTCGATGTTGATTTAGAAGTCGGCAGACGATACGTAATTAAAGATTTAAAAATACACACCAAATACCATCTATTAGACCAACAGGCCAACCCAACAGAAACGCTTGAAGATACGTTTGAATTAAAGGCTTTTGATTTTGTTATGCCTGATGATGATAAATATATTCAAATTTACGAAGACCAGTCTCACGATGGCATTAGAATAGTTTCCCTTAATATAGTGGAAGGCGAATTAGAATTAAGTGTGTTCTGCTATCCGACCCCTTCCAATACGGAAGAAGTTCCCTTTGATATAAGCGCAGAAATTATCACAGGACAGGGGAACGGCTTCTTTCAGCCTGCTACAATCGTCCCTTCTGTTTCGTGGGCTGGCACTTATACCGATAACAACAATGGCGAATATTTTTATAAAGTTCCGTTATTTAAATGGATGTGGGATGACTATTCTCGGTGTCCGATTTGTTTTGATTCTTTAAAGATTAGAAAGACTGTGGAGCAAGAGGAAACTGTAGAGTATACAATTCCAATTAATAGAGTTCTTGATGGTAGCGAAAGTATAGACAGTACACGATGCATTATGTGCGAAGATGCCGACGATGGTTCTATTTACTATTTCACGGAGCGCACCGATAATTCGGGTGCGGAAGCCCATTATGAAATTGATGGATTTGTTCTTTATGTTCCATCCGATGCGTTCACTATGGCTACTCGTGCACTCGATTAATTAGATTGTTCGAAGGAGAACTTATATTATGGCAGAAAATGAAAATGTTTTAACTGAAGAACATCCTTTCGGTATCGAACCTGAAACATATTCTGAACTGGAAACAAACCATCCTAAACTGTATAAAAACACAGAAAGCGGTACTTCAACCGTTCCAACTGGAAATCCGTTTGATGGAGAAACTGGTGGCGGTGTTGAATACGAAACCCGTGAGCTGATAGTTACGAACAGCACAAGTGCGTTTATTGGCTTAGGTTTCACAAGCAATGCGAATGGGAAAATTAGATTTTCAATGGTTAATACACTTTCAAAAAACAAAACAAAGATATTTAAACCCATCGCATCACAAAAAACAACTACGCAATACACTGCACAATATATTGTATTGAGTGCAGATACCGGATCAATTTCCACAATTACGAGCAATATAGATGGTGTGGAGTTCTACGAAATGCCTTTTAGCGACACGAAAAGTTATTATCTTTTAAAAATTCCTGCAACAGAGGTTAAAGACATTACAATCACAATTAATTAAAAAAGGATAACTGATATTTATGGATGTAAATGAAGTTTTAACCGAAGAACATCCTTTCGGTATTGAACCTGAAACATATTCTGAACTGGAAGAAAACCATCCTAAACTGTATAAAAACACAGAAAGCGGAACGTCTACGGTACCAACTTGGAATCCGTTTGACGGAGAAAGTGGCGGTGTTGAATATACGTTGCGAAAGATAACGTTCGTAAACAATAGAGGCGCTGGCACTTTAAAAAACGCAGTCAAAATCTACAAAAACGTTTTGATAGTAGCCGTAGCAATAATAACTGGCGGTGGTAGAACGGTTGAATGCGAGATACTTGCATCGAACCGGAGCGCATCATCAGGCAAATATGCAAAACAGTATCTCGTTTTTAATGGATACGATGCGGACTTAACATTTACCGGCGATTATGTCAGGCTTGCAGGACACGACAACAAAAATTACATCGTTGCAATCGATACATGCCCAGATAAAGACATTACAATCACAATTAATTAAAAAAAGAGGACTGATATTTATGGCAGAAAATACATACAGCTTTAAGCCTGAAGACTATGATGATATTAAAACGAATCATCCGCAGTTGTATAAAAACCGATCTTCCGGAAAAGCTCCTAACTTAGAGTTGGTCAATAAAGAGACTGAAGGTGGCGGTTCTTCTAGTGGTGGTGAACTGGTTTTGATCGCGCCAGAACAGACAGTTACTCCTGTGTATGATGAAGAAGCCGACGAATATGTTGCAAAACTAAATGCGGATGTATCCAAGCTGACTTTTTTACCTCACGAAACATTGCGTGTAACGCTTGATGGCGAAGTACATGGTAACGTGGTGCTTTATTCCCAAATTGATGGATGCGAGATTTCTGATAGCGTCGAAACATGGTGGTATGGCAACATCATTACGTATAAGTCGAATGAATTATATCTCTATGGCTTTGAGGGAACGACAACTGTAAAAATCGAAAGACTTCCTGTCAAATACATGAATGTGTTTGAAATGAGTATTGTTACAAGTGGGAGAGAGCCTACATTCAACCGTAGTCTTGAAGATTTTGATCAGTATTATAGAAACAATGTAAATAATGGCGTGGCAATTCTGCTTGAAACTATTGACGATGATTATACTGCAAAAACGTACTACGACGTTGATTTATATGCTGACAGCAACAACCACAACGGTTATATGCTTTACTTAAGATCACTTACATATTATGGACGAAATCAGCGGGGGAATTACGTTCGGATTGTCAAAACTGGTGCAATTGGTTGGACTACTAGCGTACCTGAACAATTAAACGATTATACATTGGTTTTAGTCCAGCCGACTACTCCGAATTGAAATTAGGTTATTCAGCCGATGGTTTAGATTATAGCATTTCGTAAAAGGAGGACTTATATTTATGGTCGATAACGAAGTTTTAACCGAAGAACATCCTTTCGGTATTGAACCCGAAACATATTCTGAACTGGAAACAAACCATCCTAAATTGTATAAAAACATCGAAAGTGGAACTTCGACAGTTCCGACCGGAAATCCGTTTGATGGAGGTAACTCCGGAGGTGACGGCAAAGGAGTAGAATTTGTAAGACTGACCATGGTCTTCGACGGACTTAGCGAACGACTTACAGAACAGTATCCAGCAGCTTCTGGTGGAGAAGTATACTTTGGAGGCTATACCCCAGGTAGTTTCTGGAGCCCAGAATTAGGTTCATATATGTGGGAGTCGCAATTTGTTTCATCAGATACTACTAATACTTTAGACATATATGTGCCAAAAGATTCATTCGGACAGTTTAGGGTTTATTGGAATGAGGAATCGGTTGACCTTGTTCCCATGTTCGTTATGAGTATTAGTGTTTACGGAAGTGGCGGAAGTAAGATCGAAACTTCATTTAAACTTAAGATTAAATCATGGGATAGTGGGCTAGAGGTATCTGATGTCGGCACTTCGGGATCGCGTTTAGCATTCATCCGATCAGATACAGAAATCCATTTCGAAATCGATATTGATATTTAAGGAGAAATAAATGGAACCGTTTTTCGCTCTTTTCTTAATCTCGATTACGATCGAGGGAACCGTGACTTATATTCGTACATGGTTCGTTGACAATCACTTCCAGTGGCAGCAGGCAGCTGCTTGCGTACTGGGTATCCTCTTAGCAATTGTATACAAGCTTGATTATATTTCCTTGTTCGATGTCACAACGACTGTTCCGTACGTAGGAAACATTCTCACTGGTATCGCAATTTCCAGAGGTTCAAACTATCTCTTTGACTTACTTAAGCGCATCATGAACTACAAGAGTGAGCTTACGGTCGCTGATATTCAAGAAGAAGAGATGAAGGGGTAATCCCTATGAAAAAATTTAGAGAGTACAATACTGATATTTATGTACAAGAGCAAGGCGGGTCTAGTATCCGCCTTTTACAATCCAATGCTAGGACGGCGCTCTCTACTCTCTATTCTAATGAAGGTCTTGTTCGTACCTTAATGAACTGCTCATATTTTACTTCCACATACGTTCTAGGTCGAAACCAAGGTGACATGTATAATGCCACACATTCTGATGACGAAGTATATTGCGATGTAGCCATTAAAAAGGACGGGACCTTTAAAGCCGGTCAGTTGCACTCCTGGGATTTCCAGAATGATGTTGTTTGTGGATTCTCGCCGTGTGCCATCCTTGTTAACGAGGGGAAGGATGTCCAACTTATTTCCGAAGCATTCTACGCGTCTTCCAAACTTGACGTAAAAGAGCCACTTTCAGCATTCGCGATCCTCGATACGGGCGAATGCGTAATGATGGTGTGCCATGGTAGAACCACAAACAACGCCGGCCTTACTCCATTAGAGTTCAGAGAATTCGCCAGGAAGCATTACGACAACCTTAACGTGTTTGCCATCCTTGATGGCGGTGGATCAGCTGAACTGATCGTTGATGGTGATATTCAGTTTACTCCTACTGATGGTAAAGAGCGACCGATGTTTAATGGCATTGCGTTTGTCGAAGAATACAAGCAGAGACCGTTCATGTCGAGAAGAGCACGTGCAGGTGTCGACAAGAACCCGTTGTTCTATGGCTCCAAGTTTCAGCCATATCAGAAGAATCCTCTCCCAAACTGTGTTGCAATGGCAGCTGGTAGATCTACAGAGATCGCAGGTAATACGATCCTAAGAGAACTCCCATCCGGCAATGCAGTTGACTGGTTCACAGATTCAAAATGGGAGAAAGGAACTAAGCCAAAACCAGGTGCTGTCCTTGTTTGGTCAGGAACACTTGGCCATGTAGCAGTAGTAGAAGTTGACACAGGCACTTCGCTGATAATTTCGCAGTCTAATTACACTCGTAAGGACCCTGCAACAATAGATGCCAACATCTACCAGTCGATTGAGATCCCGTATCCTGTAGTTGGCAAGATCACACCGAAGATTGGTCTTAAATTCTTAGGCTATCTTTACAATCCGCATGTCGCTGATATTCGTAAAGCAAGAGACCCTAAAGTCGACCAGGTTGAAGTTCTTTCCGGAAGTCTGAGAGCAAGAGATGCTGCAGACGGTAACTGGTATAGAGGTCGTTTCGTTGCGCCGGGTGTCTACAATGTATTAGACAAAGTTGAGACAGCAGGATATTTGTGGCTTAAGCTTTGGGACGGCTTCTGGATCGCGTCGAACGATGCAGAAGGTTGGACCAAAATTTACCCCGGGGAAGAAATTCCGGAACCAATTCCAGAACCCGAGCCGTTACCGGATGGTAAGGACGAACGAATCAAAGAATTGGAAGCTGATATTCAGAGGTTACAAGGTGAAATTGCTGTTCGAGATGGAAAGATCGAAGAAGCAAATAGTCTTATCACATTGCTGAATAAAAAACTTACTGATATTCGCGAAATTGTAAAGGAGGTATAGCCATGAACCCATATGATTTGCCGTTAAGCACATTTGCGGCATGGGGCGCTGCCTTCTTTGGCTTTGGTGCAATTGCGTGGAAAGTGATTATATTTTTCTACAACAAAGTATTCAAACCCAAAGACGATGCAGAGGCTAGGTTCAAAGCCATCGAGGATCAGCTTAAGAACATGAATAAGAAATTAAGCGACGACCTTGAAACATTAAAGAGCCACGAGCATCGTATCAATGATCTTGAAGGGCGTATGCATGACTCCGAAAGTGACAGGGATGATATTCATGAGGCCAATCGTGTAATAATCACAGCCCTTCAAGGTATTCTCGATGGCTCCGATGAAGCCAAAGCAAATGCGAAGACAGAAGTTAATAATTTCTTAAAAAGTAAGATTTAGGAGGATATTTTAAATAATTATGGTTAAAAAACTGTACGACGCTGACCCTGAACCCGGGGCAGGAGAAGAAGAAACAGTAGTAACCAACAAATGGGTTCCGCATAACGAACGCGAACAGCAGCTCTATGAGTATCAGGAAAATGTCAAAACAGCTGATCAGGAAGCTGAAGCATGGGGCAATAAGAGCACCAAAGAGTTCCTTGAAGAGCATTCCAATCTTCTTGGCTCTCCGATGCTTGATGATGACCATAAGCAGTTTGTTCCGGAAACTGGTGGTGGTTCTAGCGAAACTTATGACGATGTTCTCAACCTTGCAAAAATCGAGGGAACAAGTCAATACACCACCGACATTACATGGAGTCAGTTTAAAGAAAGATTTTTTTCGGAGTATGGTGATATAGACCGTGATAAAAAGTTTGGTGTCAAAGTCGATGGCAAAACGTACTCTATTCAGTTTCTTTACTACGACAATCCTTATCTTTATATTGGTTGGAATATGCCTACTTACGCATATGGTGGTGATAACGTCCTAACTGTCTATTATGATGTTAAAAAGTCGGTTAGCCTAGTGGATAATGAAGTGATCAAATTCAATTATCACACATACTATGTTGATGCCCAGCTGGGAGATTAAACAATGGAACAGTTCTTTGCTCTTTTTAAATGAGTTCACATACATCGAATAAGGAGGACTTATATTTATGGATGTAGACAACGTCAATCAGAATGAAGAAGAAACAGTAGTAACCAACAAATGGGTTCCGCATAACGAACGCGAACAGCAGCTCTATGAGTATCAGGAAAATGTCAAAACAGCTGAGCAGGAAGCAGCAATTTGGTCAGGATTTCAGGGTCCAACGGAAATGACAAAAGAGTTCTTAAATGAACATGTTAACATCCTCGGTAGCCCTATGCTCGACGACGATCATAAGAACTATGTTCCGGACAGAACTTCTGGTGGTGGAAGTGGAGTAGATATTTTTGAACTGTACGCTTTACCGTATTTCGAAGGAGGAGCACCAAATTCGGAAGGCAAATTCTTCATTACGACGGTTTATCCGTATTCTAGAGCAACTACTTATGAAGAAGTATTGGCCGGAGCAAAAACGGGCCAAGAGATTTATGAAATTGTTAAACAGCCGCAGGAGTACAGCGTGCCGCTTAACAAGCCAGTCATGTTGCATAATGGTTCGCAAAACCTATTTGTGGATGTTGGCATGGATAGATCCGGAATTTATTATATTGTTGGGCATACGCTTCAGGTTACCGCAGCCGGAATTAGTTTCACTGACTCAAACTCTATTAATGCCACGGTCGATCCTGTGTACACGATTTTCGCATTTGATGAAGAAAGAGGTTTCTGGTACACGGGAATTTCAACTGGCACCAGATAATGGCTAGTAATAAAAAGAAAGGACCCTTCGGGGTCCTTTCTTTCTAATGTTTACACGGCTTATATTTTTTCCGAAGATGAAATCACTCAAACTTATATTCTCGATAAAACATGGAGAGAAATCACGGATATGTTGCCAAATGGTTTGGTAGCAATTAGAGCAAGTGTAGAAGATGGGCAGACACAATCTTATCTTTTAGGTGGAACAAATGTATATATGACGTAGAAGCTAGAGAACAAGCTGTGAAGGACTACGAGGAAAAATTCGAGAATAAATAAAGGAGGATGGATCGGATGAGAGAGCTTTATCACCATGGAATTCTCGGAATGAAATGGGGTATAAGACGTTACCAGAACCCAGACGGTACTTTGACCGAAAAAGGGAGAAAACGTTATGACAAAGTTGCGAACTCCAGTATTGCTAGATTTAGGCAAAAGCGCCAAGCTATACGCTTAACAAAGCAAGATAGAAACATGTCGAAAGCTGCCGCAAAGAGATATTCAAAAAACGCTGATGAAGCTTATGACGCCATGAAAGCCGGTGGCAAAAAACTTTTTTCAAGGAAATGGAAAGACGTTGATGCCCACATTTCATACGAGCAAAATAGAGCGCTTGCTGATAAGTATTTGGATAGATCAAACGCTATGAAAAAACGGCTTTCGGATCTGAGGAGCAATCAGTTGCAAGCAGGAAGAGACTTTATTATCCAAACTGATATCAATATTGGCGGAGGTCCTTTTATTGAAAGACGGTATGTCGGCAAGAAACCTATAACTGTTGATCCTAGCGCAGTTACTGGGAATCGCATTACTTTGCATTACCAAGGCAAGCATTAATTTTTTAAAGGAGAGAAATTCAAAATGGGTTTTGTTGACAGACTTCAGCATGCCTGGAATGTCTTTCTCAATCGGGATTTGGAAGATGAATACGATGTAATTCCAAGGCATTTGGAGTATGGTGGATATTCTTATCGTCCAGATCGAATGCGTTTTTCTAGAGGTAATGAGAAAACCATCGTTACCTCTGTTTACAATCGTATCTCTACGGATGCATCTGCGATTATGATTCAGCACGTTAGGCTTGATGATAACGGGCGTTTTAAAGAGATCATCGATTCTGGATTGAACAATTGCTTGACTCTTTCTGCCAATACTGATCAGACAGGGAGAGCTTTTATTCAAGACGTAGTTCAATCCATGCTAGATGAAGGATGTGTGGCAATTATTCCGACTGACACATCCGTGTATCCAAAAACAGGATCCTATGAGATAAATGAACTCCGAACGGGAAAGATCATTCAGTGGTATCCACAGAGTGTTAGAGTCGAGATTTATAACGAAAATTCTGGAAAAAAACAAGAGGTAGTTGTGCCCAAATCGTTGGCCGCTATTATTGAAAATCCATTTTACTCCGTTATGAACGAGCCAAACTCAACATTTAAAAGATTAATACATAAACTTAATCTTTTAGACTCTGTGGACGAAATCGCTAGTTCAGGGAAGTTGGATCTGATCATACAGCTTCCCTATGTTATTAAAACTCAGTCGAGGCGGGAACAAGCAGAGAATCGCCGAAAAGACATTGAGACTCAGTTGTCCAGTTCCAAATACGGTATTGCTTATACAGATGGGACTGAACATATCACGCAGTTGAATCGACCTGTAGAGAACAACCTTATGACTCAGATTGAATACCTGACGAGTATGCTGTACAGCCAGTTAGGGATCACTCAAGCCATTATGGATGGGACTGCAGACGAAACAATTATGCTAAACTACTACAACCGTACAGTCGAACCAATTATCTCAGCGATTGTAGATGAGATGAAACGTAAGTTTCTTACGAAGACTGCTCGCTCGCAAAAGCAATCCATCTTGTTCTTCAGAGATCCGTTCCGACTTGTCCCGATTTCGAATCTTGCTGACATTGCCGACAAGTTTACTCGAAACGAGATTATGTCCTCTAACGAAATTAGACAAATTGTCGGTATGAAACCGTCAGAAGATCCGAAAGCGGACGAACTTAGGAACAAGAACATTAGCCAGTCTAAGGAAGAGATTAAAGCGAAACTAGGCGGTGAAACCGAAGAACAAGAAGAGGAGGTAAAAATTCAAAATGGCTAAAAAATACGATTTTAGCGGATGGGCTACACGGAATGATTTACGTTGTTCTGACGGTCGTGTGATTCGTCAGGATGCTTTTAAAGACAATGATGGCCAAGTCGTGCCTCTTGTCTGGAATCACCAGCACACCGATCCGCTTAATGTTCTCGGGCATGCTTTACTCGAAAACAGGCCTGAGGGCGTTTATGCCTATGGTTGTTTCAACGACACCGAACAGGGTAAAAACGCACGTTCGCTTGTGCAGCATGGAGACATTACGGGGCTTTCTATCTATGCGAATAACCTTAAACAGCAGGGCAGTAATGTCATGCATGGATCTATTCGCGAAGTAAGTCTTGTTTTGGCAGGAGCAAATCCTGGCGCATTCATTGACTCGGTCATCGCCCATGGCGAGGATAACAGCGAAGAAGCAATTATTTACACCGGCGAAGAAATTACACTTTCCCATGCCGAAGAAGAACCGAAAAAGGAGGAAAAACCTGTGGCGGAAGAAAACAAAAAAGAAGAGAACGCTAAAGAAGAAACTGTCGCCGACGTATTTAATACGCTTAACGAAAAACAGAAGAAAGTAGTTTATGCGTTAATCGGCGAGGCATTACAGTCCAAAAAGACAGACGACAAAGATGACGACGATGAGGAGGAGGAAGAATCTGTGAAGCACAATGTATTTGAATCTGATATGACCAACGACAACGATGTCCTTAGCCATGCCGACCAGGAACTTATTATTAAAGACGCAAAGAGACTTGGTTCCTTAAAGGAATCTTTCCTCGAACACGCTGATGAATACGGTATCGAGAACATCGACTACCTGTTCCCGGAAGCAAAAGAAATTAACGGTGGTGCACCGGAATTTATCAAGCGTCCTAACACTTGGGTAACAAAGGTTATGGGCGCTGTCCATCACACACCGTTCAGCCGTATCAAATCTGTATTCGCTGATATTACTGCTGACCAAGCACGTGCTAAAGGTTATCTGAAGGGCAAACTCAAGAAGGAAGAAGTATTCTCTCTCTTAAAGAGAACAACTACTCCGCAGACTGTTTACAAGAAACAGCGTCTCGATCGTGATGATCAGATTGACATCACTGACTTCGATGTCGTTGCTTGGCTGAAGACTGAAATGCGTATGATGCTGGACGAGGAACTCGCTCGTGCATTCATGTTTGGTGATGGTCGTCTGTCTTCCGATGATGACAAGATCAACGAAACCAACATCCGTCCGATCATCAGCGATGCTGATCTGTACACGATCAAAGTTGATGTTGAAACTGGCGAAACTGAAGATGCTACTGCGAAGAACATCATCCGTGGTGCTATCAAGGCTCGTAAGGACTACCGCGGTTCCGGCAATCCGACTCTGTATGTTGGCGAAGAATGGCTGAGCAACATGCTTCTCCTGGAAGACAACCTCGGTCATGCAATGTACAAGACCGAAGCCGAACTCGCGACCAAGATGCGTGTTAAAGAAATCGTTGCAGTACCAGACGAAATCATTCCGGAAGGATTCTACGGTGTAATCGTCAACCTGACCGACTACAATGTTGGCGCTGATAAGGGCGGTTCAGTCAACATGTTCGATGACTTCGATATCGACTACAACCAGATGAAGTACCTCATCGAAACACGTTGCTCTGGCGCTCTGACAAAGCCGTATTCTGCTATTGCTCTTCGTGTATCGGAAGGCAGCAACTAAGAAATTCAAAATGGGGGTAAATCATAGTGGCTAAGTGGGCTGGAAAGATAGGGTTTGTTCATACAGAAGAAACATTTCCCGGAGTTTGGGCGGAAATAGTTGAAGAACATCTCTATGGAGGCGATTTTTTAACTAATAAGACTGGCTGGCAGGCTGCTTCAGATCAGGTAAACGACAATGTTCGAATCAATCATCAAATCAGCATTATTGCCGATTCTTATGCCACTATGAACCTGTCCATGATCCGTTATGTCGAGTTCCTTGGGAATAAATGGAAAGTAACTGATATTTCCATCGAATACCCGAGACTCGTATTAAGCATTGGGGGTGTGTATTCTCATGGCCAGCAGACTGAATCTGCATGACGAGCTGAAAGAAGTGCTCGGATCTAATTACGTTTATTACCAACCCCCGGAAAGCTTTAAACTTAGGTATCCGTGTTTTGTCTACAAACGTGAACAAGTAGATCAGAAGTATGCAGACAATTATACGTATACGCATAAACATCGTTATACAGTTACTTATATCGATCTTGATCCCGATAATAACATCGTAGAACGTATGATCGATCATCACTTTATGTACTTGAGTGTTAGTAGAGGATTCGTTTCGGATGGACTCTACCATCAAGTCTTTGAAATTTATTATTAATTAGGAGGATATTTATGGCTAAATTAGTATGGGATGCTACCGCTCAGCATTTATATGAAACTGGTACTGACAGAGGCGTCCTTTATCCGACTCTTACCGATGGTACGTACACAACCGGTGTAGCTTGGAACGGTCTCACTGGTGTTGATGAATCTCCAGATGGTGGTGATGCCAACAACATCTACGCAGATAACATCAAGTACCTGTCTCTTCGTGGCACCGAAGAATTTAAGGGTTCTATCAAAGCATACACTTATCCGGACGAATTCGCCGAATGTGATGGTTCTAAAGCTATTGCTACTGGTGTATATGCTGCCGGTCAGACTCGTAAAGCATTTGGCTTCTCTTACCGCACTCTTGTCGGTAATGATGTAGCTGGCACCGACTATGGTTACAAGATCCATCTTGTATATGGTGCTACAGTTTCTCCGTCTCAGAAATCTTATCAGACCGTCAATGATTCCCCGGAAGCAATTGAATTCTCTTGGGATTTTGAGTCTACTCCGGTATCCGGAACTAACCTTCCGAAACCGACTTCTCATTTAACGATCGATTCCACAAAGGTTCCGGCCGCCGCTCTTACTGCCATCGAGAATGCTCTGTATGGCACTAGCGAAGCTGAACCGAGACTTCTTCTTCCGGATGAAGTAGTGGCGGAAGTAGCGAAGGTGGCTACTTCTGCTAATCCTGCTAATCCTGCTCAAGAGTAAATTATATTTTTAGAAAATAGTCGTTTAAAGGGGCTTGGGCTTATTTCCTAGCCCCTTTTACATTTATGTAAAGGAGAAAAACATGTACAAAAAGACAGTTACGTACACCGATTACAATGGCGTAGAAAGAACAGAAGACTTTTATTTCAACTTAACTAAGGCTGAACTTATGGAAATGCAGTTATCTACTTCCGGAGGCTTAGATGAAACGCTTAAAGCAATTATTAAAGCAAAAGATATTCCGGCATTAGTCAAGATCTTTAAAGAACTTGTCATTAAAGCTTACGGCGAGAAGAGTCCGGATGGTAAACGTTTTATCAAGAGCCCGGAGATCTCTGCCGCTTTCCAGCAGACTGAAGCTTACTCTGATATTTTCATGGAGTTAGCAACTAACGATAAAGCTGCCTCCGATTTTGTGAACGGCATCGTTCCTGCTGAATCTCGTAGAGAAATGAACAAGCAGGAAATGGAAGAATTCGTTAGAAACATGTAAGGAGGATTCTTGAATGCTTCAGATAACTATTCCTGGAGGAGAGCGATACGACGAGCAGAAAGAGGAGTTCGTTGTTATCAAACCCTGTTTGTTACAGTTGGAGCATTCTCTGGTTTCGGTTTCCAAGTGGGAATCGAAATGGCACAAAGCCTTCCTCGATAAAAAAGAAAAAAGCAATGAAGAGCTAATCGATTACATTCGTTGCATGTGTATAACACAGAATGTTGATCCTGAGGTTTTTCGTTTTATTCCCAGCAGTGAATTAGCAAAGATTAACGAATACATCAGCAATCCGATGACTGCCACATGGTTTTCCGAAGATCAGAAGAAGAGCGGGGGTCGTGGGATGAAAGAGGTTGTTACTTCAGAGCTAATT